ATGGAAACTAGATCATGGGATGATGCAAAGTCTGGTGAAAAGAAATATCGTACAGAAGTTATTGCCGATACAATTCAGTTTGGTAATACTCCAGGTAATACACAATCTAAGCCAGCTCAAGCAGCACCAGCAAAAACTTCAGAACCAAAACAAGAAAGTATTGATACACTAGAGTATCCTGAAGAAGAAATTAATGCAGAAGACATTCCATTTTGATACCTTTCTAGCATTTTAATACCATTTAATGTATAATAAGGGTATGAATAAAAAATGTTATAGATGTAAAAAAATAAAATCAGTAGAGAATTTTTATAAAAATAGTAATTTATCAGATGGATATTTTGGTAAGTGTAAACTATGCTATAGAAATGATGTAAAAGAAAATTATAGAAAAAATATAGATCACTATATTAATTATGAAAAAGAAAGATTTAAAAATCCTGAAAGAAAAGAACAAATAATAAAATATCAACAAAAACGTAGAAATACATTTAAGGGTAAAAATATAGCAAGACAAAAAGTAAATAATGCCATAAGAAGTGGAGTATTAGTTAAGCTACCATGTGAAGAATGTGGAAATATTAAAACTGAAGCCCATCATCCTGATTATCGTAGCCCATTAAAAGTTAAATGGTTATGTCGTAAACACCATCTTGAATTACATAATAAAAAATTTTATGGATAAAGAAGAAAGACAAAGGACTTTATTACAGAATCGTGCCTTACACAAAGGTTTTCAAGAGATTGCTGATATTCTAGTAGAGAATGGTGTATCACTACAAAAAGCTTTTAAAGATTTAGAAATAAGGCCAACAAAAGAAAGTATTAAAAGTATTTTTCGCCAGGTGGCAAACGCAAAGTTTGAAGTAACAAGCACAACAGAACTTACAACAAAACAAATTGATCAAGTCTGGGAAGATGTTACAAAAGCATTATCAGAAAATACAGGTGTTTACTTTCCATTTCCAAGTTACGAACAAACCGATAGTTATATTAATTCATTTAAACAATAATTATATGTTAACTCAAAAACAAAAAGATAATCTCCAGGAGAAAAGAACAAGGTATACCAACATGGTTAAACCAGACAGAAAGTATACCAGCGAAGAAATAGTTTTAAACTTTCTAGCTGAATTTCCTGATGTATGGTTTTATACTTGGGATCTAGCTGGTAATACAAAATGGGGTTTCCTATCCCATGCTACTCATGCAACACTAAGGAAAGCAGAACAGAAAGGATTAATTATTAAGGATTATGTAGGTAAGTATGTGGTCTATACTCACAAGAATAAGGAAACTTTATTTTAGTTATGGCACAAATACAGAATTATAATAAAACATGCCCAGATTGTAATGGTGAACCATATAAAATTGTTGGTTATAAAAGATTATTATTTTTTGGTAAGATTCCAGTTTTAAAAAAGATTTGTTTTAAATGTACATTAGGAATTATAAAACCAAAACAAATAATATTATCACCTTATAAAAAAGAACCTATAATTATTTATTAAATATGAAAACAGAAAAAGAAATAATCAAAGAGCATTATAGTAAACTCGGTAAAAGAAGTTTAAAAACAATGACGAAAGAGCAAAGGTCGGATAGAGCTAAAAAAGCTAACAAGGCTAGATGGGCCAAAAAATAATATGAGTTACTTTTGGGAAAAAGATAGACAAAATTTAGATCTTCCAAAAACTGCTGATCGTAGGATTAAACTTACACCTGAAGATAAAGAACAAATAATTTACTTGTATAAATCTTCAGGACTACCTATTAGAGAGATTGCACGTCAGTATGAAAGCAAGTGTTCAAGACGTACAATTCAGTTTGTTTTATTTCCTGAAAGACTAGCTACAGTAAATTATAAAGGCCATTGGAAAAAGTATTATGACAAAGAACGTAATACAAAGGCAGTAAGAGAATGGAGAAGATATAAAACTGAAGTATTATTACCTAGTAAAATATAATTTTATGGTTAAAACAGAATCAATGGATAAAACAGAAAAAATTAAAGGTCATAAACATTTTATAGAAATTACAGCTTATCTTTGTGGAATTTTAGATAGTTATAATGCTACTAAATTCACTACTACATTAGAGAATGTTTATAGTCAAGAAAAAGTTTTGGGTAATTATAAGATAACTATTGAAAAGTTGAGTGATCCAGTAAGTTTATTAGGTGAAGGTCTAAAGGTCGTGGAAGAAGATGGTAAACATGTAATAGTTAAAAAATAATATGGATAAAAAAGATATTTGGAAAACAAATAAATTTGCTATACAATGGAAAAATAAACTAGCAAATAAGGAAGATAGATCAGTAAGAGTAGATAGGTTTTGGGGGAATGTTATTATGTGTTGTTACATTTTATTAGTTGTCGGATGGTTTATTTGGTTGTATAATATATAATATATGAGCAAAAAAAATAATGCAGTAAATTCAAGTTCTTATGATCATCTTATATCCTTAATCGGTGATAAGGTAAAAGTAATGGATTTAGAAGTCAGGGGTAAATGGTTGGTCGCCCATTTATCAAGTGGTATTAAATTTTGGGTATTAAATTAATTATGAAAAGAAATATAATTTTGTTAGCATCATTAGCGTTCTTTATTTGTAAAGCAGTAATTATTTACTAATATGGAAAAACTATTTGATTTATTGAAAGCATTTAGCTTTCTAGTTGGGGTAGGTGTTTTATTACATTATTATGCTTTTGCAATTTCCTGGGGAATAAGGAAAGGTCAAGCAAAAGTAAAAATAAATGATATTAATTTGAACATTAATAACATTAAAGAATAAAATGGAACAAAAATTAAAAGAAACTTATTGTTATAACCATAAAGGTATAAGCGTATTTGTAAAGGTAGACTATAGGAATAATCGTATAGATCTAGTAGAACCAAAATGTGATGGTGCAACAAACTTTAAACTAAAACAATGGATGTTTGGTAACAGGGGAGTTGAATATGTTAATGGATGGTTATTGATTTTAGAAGCTATGGGAGAAGCCATGAAGGATGCTAAGAAGAAGATGGAAAAAAATCTTGCTGAAACATCTAAGTTTAAAGATAATCTTGTTAGAAATGTTATGGAGAAAATAGGTAGTGAGTTAAAAAAGGAATTAAAAAAGAAGTAAAAGTGAACTGGAACAGGGGTTAAACCACACTTCCAGTACAAAAACAGACTGTAGGTCGCTTTAAAAGCCACTTATGGTCTGTTTTTTGTTGTATTGCATTATTAAAAATGGTATAATTATATATATAACTTAATATCTTATTTTTTTACAATCAACATGAATATTTTAAAAATTATCCAGTCGGAATTAACAAACTATGAAGGCAAATCAACAGAGATTTCTGAATCTGTTCATAGGTCTGCATATAAGCGAATTAAGCGTATTGCCTTTTTTGAAAATAAAGGTGGTGAAGATGATAAAATAGATGAACTAGGACAATACCAGTACTGGTTAGATCCAACAAAAGTACATATAGATTCAACTGTAAAAAATCTTAGAATAGATACTAAGAACTTTTTGGCATTTTCTATTAATCCAGTTGATGATTATCCTGCAGTTTTCACGTTAAACGCTGCAATGAAAGAATACCTTTGGGATACATATCGTGATGAACAACTTAAAGATGATGTTGAGTATTATGTCGGATGGGGAAATGCTTTATGGGAAAAGATGCCTGATGGCTATCAATCTTGTGATCTATCAAATACGTATATAATTAACGAAACAGCTAAAACAGTCAATGATTCTCCTATTATAAGTCGTTATCAAATGACACAATCAGATCTTAAGGCTAAGGAAGGTATTTGGAATAATATTGATGCTGTTATTGCAGACTGTGGTAACAAAACATTTAGTGCTAAACGAAAAACAACTGAAGAAAATACCACAAATCCTATTTATGAAATATTTAAAAGAGATGGAGAAGTATCAGAAGCTGATCTATTTGAAGCTCAAGGTAAAAAAGGTGGAGATAAATATAAATTCATTCTAGCTAGAATAGTAACTGCTGGATTAAGTAAGGGTGAAAATATGGATAAAACATATATTCTATTTGCTGAACCATTTGGAGCTAAAAAGAAAATGTCAGACTTTTATAAAGAAGCTCATCTTGGGCCATACAAAGGTACATGGCTTCGTGAAGGTATCTACGAAACATTTTTTGATTACATTATTGCTATTAAAGATATTGATAATCAAATCCAGGAAGGTTTAAATTGGGCAGGTACAGTTGTGTTTAAATCTTCTGATAACCAAACATTCCAAAACATAAGAACTGATATTGAGAATGGAAGGATTATAAAATCTAAAGATCTATCACAAGTAGATGTTAGATTACAAAACCTAGATCAATTAATTGCACGTAGAAATAATCTTATTGAAGAAATGGATAAGGTAGCTCATACGTTTGATATTATTCAGGGTGGAAATATGCCATCAGGAACTCCATTTGTTCTTGCAAATAGACTTGATGAAAATGCTGGTAAATACTTTATAGAAATAAGACAAAAAATTGCTATCGCTTATACCAAAATCTATAAAGAATGGGTATTACCTATAATTATAAAAGACATGAAAGCTAAGGATATAATTAGAATTACAGGTGATGTTAAGATGCTAGATCAATTCAGGAAGCTTGCTGTAGATTCCTGGTATATAAATAACCTAGCAAAGATTGGCCCACATGATGCAACCATGAGAGAGCAAATCAAAGCAGCTAAACTAGAAGAATTTATACAATTCAATCCTATGATTGAAAACATGAAGGAGATCTGGGATGGAGTATTAAACAGAATCTATATCACAATCGTTGGAGAAAATTCAGATCTAGCAGATAACCTAGCAACAATATCTACATTGATTCAAATGGAACAAGATCCTATACGTAGAGCTAACTTACTGGATAGAGTTTATGCATTAAAGAACATCCCATTACCACCAGCTCCACAACCAATACAACAGCCAGTACAAAATAGCCCAAAGGTCGCAGAACAAGCACCAGCAGAATAATATGGTAATAATCAATCCTTTATTAAAGGAAAAATTAGAAAAAGAGTTATTGAAATCAGATCAAGACGACATATTACTTCCTGGAAAGCTACAGTATAAAAAGGAAATGGCAGACATGTTTGATGATATGACTAATCCTTTAAAGATAGAAGAAAGAAAGTTAAAAAAGAGACGTAGTGAGTTTAAAAAAAAGAATATGGCGAAGGTCGGTCTCTAGTCGCTATATTCAAGAATTTATTAATAAAATTAAAAAAATATAAAAAATATGAAAATAAAACAAAGTAGAAGTGATTTTTATGCATTATACAGAGCATTAAACGCATTAAGTAATTTAAGGGGTGTAAAGTTTGGGTTCAATATATCTAAAAACAAAGAAGCTATTAAACCAATGATTAATCAAATCAAAAAAGCTTCTGAATCTTCAGAGATATTTAATGCTTATGATAAAGAACGTGTAGAATTAAACGTTAAACATTCAGCTAAGGATGAAGCAGGTAATCCAGTAATAGAAAACCAAAACTATAAAATAGAAAATAAGGAAGCATTTGATGCAGAGCTAAGTACACTAAAAGAAAAACATGCTCCAGCTATCAAAGAAAGAGAAGATCAAATAGCTAACATGGATAAATTCATGGCAGAAGAAATTGAGCTAGAACTTAAACCTATTGATCTATCAATCATTCCACAAGATATTACAGTCGGTCAAATGGAATCATTATCAGTCTTAATTGTTGATTAATGGAACAGTTTGATCTAACAACATTATACGCAGGTAAAACAGGTGAACTCTTAAAGAGACACCTGGAATTTACCATTTCAAAGTATGATAAGGTTTCTGATATAGAAGAAAAAGATCCAATAAAATTAGCTGTTATAGTTTTGGCAAGGCAAGATTCTATAGCTATGATGAAGGATATATTAAAACTAACAGAACCAATTGAAAAGATTGAACCATTAAAAGATAAAACGAAACAACGATATGGTCTCCAAGATTAATAAGAAAAAAGCAAAAGAAAATGGCTTAGTATTATCTCCTATACTAGAAAAGAAGGTAGATGAGCTAGTAGAAGCTAAGAAAAAAGAGCTAAAACGCATGAAATTAGCTGCAAAAATGAAGAAATTGTGCGATAAAGCTGATGGAATGTACGCTTTTATACTCTTTGATGCATCAACTAAGCCAATTCCAGGCGATTCAATGCAAGTATTTGATATGAAAGCTACATGGAGAAAGGTAAAAGATAACATTAAAACTCCTAGTGAGTTATTAAAAAAGTAATATGGCAAGAACAGGAAGGCCAACTAAATACAAGAAGTCTTATATCAAAAAAGTTGATGAGTATCTTTTACAATGCAAGGATGAAATAGAAAAAACTGCTAAGTATGAAGGATCACAAGGATCAACAGAATATGATATAAGATTGACTGTTAAGCTTCCTACAATTGAAGGGTTTGCTATTTATTTAGGAGTTGTCGTGAGTACGCTTTATGAATGGAGAAAAGAACATGCAGACTTTTCAAAGGCTTTAGAGATGTTAAAAGATATTCAGAAGGAAAGACTTATAACACAAGGCCTTGCAGGAGTATATAATTCAACGATTGCTAGTCTTATTCTTTCATCTAATCATGGAATGACTAAAAAAACTGATGTCATGTCAGGTGGTGAGCCATTAAAAGGAAATACAATAGTCGTACGTGATTTCTCTAAGGAAGATGATGAAGAAAATGAAGAAGAAGATCAAGGCTAAACCAATATTTAAAACACTTGATGCAGGTATGTATCCGATTGATATTTTATTTACTATCGGTACAACTGAAGCACAAGTTATAAAATATATTAGGAATAGATGTAAGTATGATCTTGATGATGAAGAATTAATACCAATCAATTTCAGGGGTAAGGGTGGCAAGACAATTAGATTTAAAAACAATGCCATCTTAGTTTGGGTAAAGAATCCAGGACTACCAGTTATAGGCCATGAGATATTTCATGTCGTGGAATATGTTATGGATACTATCGGATCACCGATTAATAGTGATACTGGAGAACCTTGTGCTTATTTAACAGAGAACATTTGGAGACAAATAGTTCCTTTAATAAAATAATGAAACAAATCGTGAACGCAAAATTTGCTCCAGCTTTTACACCTAATCCAAGAATTAGGTATATTATCTTTATGGGTGGGCGTGGAGCAGGGCGTTCAACAGCAGCATCACAGCTACTTACAGCTAAATTAGTTGATCCAACATATATGCGTGCAGCTATAATGCGTTCTGTGCATAGTGATATAAGACATTCATGCTGGAGAGAGTTGAAAGATCGCTTTGAAGAACAGCGATTAATGAACCTATTAAATATAACCGATAATGATATGTCTGCTAAGTATGGAGAGAATAGCATCCAGGCTCATGGATTTAGAGCATCTACATCATCACAGACAGCTAAGTTGAAGTCTTTGGCCCAATACAACGTTGTTTGGATTGAAGAAGCTGAAGAAGTTGGTGAAGATGAATTTATGACATTAGATGATTCGCTTCGTACCAAGAAGGGAGATATAATAATTATATTATCTCTTAACCCACCACCAAAGAATCATTGGATAATTCAAAAATGGTTTGATTTAATTCCAGTAGATGGTGTTGAAGGATTTTATATACCAGTTCTTAAGAAAGATATGAATGATGTTTTATTTGTAAACAGTTCATATTTAGATAATTTATATAACCTAGATAAACATACAATCAAAAGATATTCAGAATATGAATTTACAAAGCCAGATTATTTTCATCATAAGATTCGTGGATATGTTCCTGAAACTGTTCGTGGAAGAATTTATAGTGGATGGAGATTGATTGATGAACTACCACATGAAGCAAGACTAGTAGCACGTGGCCTGGACTTCGGATGGTTTCCTGATCCATTATGTTTGGTAAATATCTACTATCACAATGGTGGATATATCTTAGATGAATTAGCTCATGGTACATTTATCAAAAACGAAAGCGTATCTACTAAAATAATTAATGATGGCCAGACAGCAGTTACATTTGCTGATTGTGCTGAACCAAAATCTATCCAGGAAATAGCAGATGATGGTGTAGATATTATGCCAGTAGAGAAAGGAAAAGATTCAGTTATTTATGGTATTAAAATTGTATCAGGATTAAGAATATCAGTTACAAAAAGAAGCAAGCATATATGGGCATCTTATGAAAACTATGCATGGAAAGAAGATAAAGATGGTAATCCACTAGGAGTACCAAATCACTTTATGTCAGATCCTATGGATGCAGTTAGATATGGCTTAGTTTCAATCATAGATACTGGAATAGATCCTGATAAGATGGAAAAAGAACAAATAGAAGTTTTGAAGAATAGAAACGATTATAAGAAGCAACAAAATAAGAAGGTCGGCTTATAAATTTGTTGTATTGTTTTTTTTAAAATGGTATAATTATAGTATATGGAAAAGAAATA